CAATGTTTTTTGCATGTCTTGTTTTAAATCTTTTACGTCGACTTGCATATTCTTTAGATTCTCCTTCTTTTTTGGGGGAACCTTTTACACCTCTTTGCCCAAAACGAATAATTTTTTCTTTTCCATCTGAACATGCCTTGACAACATGAGATTTGCCAGTCAGAGAATCACCAACTGCTTGTGCTTTTGGTTTATTGCATTTCATTTTATCTTTATCAATTGATTCTGCAAATGCTTGGAGAATTTGCTCGCCTGGCATAATATTATCTGCTTTAAAGTAAGTTACCTTACCTCCTGGATAGATCTTATTAATTTGATCTTGAACTTCCCCTCTATTAGGCATTTTTGAATTTGGGAAGAAGATCTTTAATGAGTAAAAAGATCCTTTCCAGGAAACATAAACTAATAAAAGATTTCCGCGTGCAGATTTTAGGGATACTGCCTCTTCAATTTGCTCTCCCATTGGTTTCACATAATTTTTATTTGGGCCTGGTTTTGCTGCACTTCCTCCAGCTGGTTTTTCATGATGGTCTTCTCCACAGGTTATGCAAGGAGACTGTCCACACTTACAATTACACTCTTTCTTTTCTTCTTTTACTAGAGGATCTGGTTTGATAAGATCTACAAATTCTACGAAAGGATTTCCATTTGCATCAGTAACAACAACACTTTCATTTGCAGATTTCCATCCACCACCTGCTTTCTTATATTCTTTAGCAGCCCAACCATTTGCATAAGCAGAAGGATATACATCAAACTTTGCTTTTGCCTTTGCCTTCATCTTAGACCAAAGTGAAGGATTAGTGGGAACGTTCTTTTCATTAAGAACTTCTGCTTCCATCTCAAGTAAAATTTTATCTACTAAAGAAGGTTCATAACCAGCATTAACGACTCCTGTTTTAATGCTTCCTTTTGCTAATGATGGTCCAGTTGTTTTTCTTTCCGCTGCTGCTCTCTCACCCTCAGTAGATCCTCTCTGAGCAAGAGTTCTAATCTTAGCAGCACGATTTTGTTCTCTATGCTTTTTGGGATCAATTGCCGCTGGAATTGCACTTTCAGGAACACAATTAGGAACTTCTTTCTTACCCTTCTTCTTCATCCCCACTTGCTTGTAACCTTTCCAACACGCTTCTTCAATCTCGGATTCCCCGCTTTCAAGATAGTCCGCTGCAGTATCAATATAATCTGCCGCTTTGGTAATCTTTGATTGCACCCATGCCTCTAAATCACCTTCGCCTTTATTAACTTTATTCTTCAGTCTCGAAACTGCTTTAGAAATAGTTTCAAGTTCAGATCTTGCCATTGAATATTCTTCATCTTTAATTGAAACTTTATCCCATGCTTTTTCGCCATAAGCACATTCTGAACGGATTTCTCTCTTATCACAAAGCGGACAATATCTTTCCTCTTCACCACTCATATCATGCTCATGTTCTTCTGTTCTTGCTGCTCTCATATCCTGCCTTGCTCTCATCACATCATCTCTAGAAATAGCACCCCTAGTCCATGGATCCTCTGCAGCGGCTTTAACTGCTTGTGATCTTGTTAATGGTTTTGGTTTTGGTTTTACCGCATTTGGTTTATCCTCACCATACTTCGCAGTGGATTTTTTAGATCTGGTTGGTACATAAACCTTCCCTCCACTACCAGTTGTTCCAATCTGCTTTCTTCCTTTTATTTTATCAACTAGATCACCGACTAAACCTTCTTCAATATTATTAGAAGACATGATTGGTTTTCCTCCCTTTCCTTTGCGATTTGCTACAGGATCTGCTTTTCTTTTTCTTTTTACTGAAGCAGCAATCTCACTCTTAGACATTTTTTCTGCCTTTTCATTTGAAAGACATTTTGGTTTTGGTTCTCCAGGTTCACGCGCACATGGTCCAATTGCTTCACCTTTAGTGTTATATCTCTTCCAATTTCCTTCGGGATGATCTTTATCAAACCAGTTTCTTAGATCTTCATATGCTATTTTCTTTTTACTATGTTTAATTTCCCCTTTTTGTTTAGCAATCAATTTATTTGAATATTCCTGAGCATGGGATGTGCTAGAAACATTCTCATCTGGAATTCCTTTTTTAGCAGTATCATAAATGTCAATATCACCATCAGCATCACGATCAACATACTGAACTGTTGCATGATGAACCAACTGCTTTAAATCCAGATTTGGATCCAGCTGATGTTGTTTTTTTGGAAGATGGGGTGTTTTGTGAGAAAATTTTGGAGTTTTCATTCAACTGGTTTTGATTTTGTCTTTTCACCTTTTGCTCTCTTTTTTCTCGCAGCGCAATGGGCACGTTGAGAAAATCCTTTTGGATTTGAGCAATCAATACTCTTTTTATATTTATTAGACCAATCTTCTTGAAATTGTTTAAATGTCTTCATTTTTTGTTTGTTGTTTAAGAAGTTTTGCTAATTCTGCAGTTGAACCAACAAATAATGCATTTGTTACATTAGTTGGACCTTTTGATTGCTTTTCTTCTTCAATATCTTTTAGTTTTTTCTGTAAATCCATTAACTTATCTGTAGCATCTGCTACATTTTTAATTAATTGTCCAGCAACTTCATATGCTCTGGGCATTTCACTTTCTTGAGCAAGTTCAAGAATTCCATTAATTGCCTCTTGACCTTTTTCTATTAAAGAATATAAATTACCTCTAGTATATTCATAGTCTTTTTTTATGTGATCAGATTCTGTAGACTTTGATATTTTTTCAATCTTCTCAACAGAAGTCTCAGAAACTTCCACTGGAGAAATTTCTGAAACCTCATCATTGGAAAGTCCAAATGTTTGATTTAGGCTGTCAAAATTTTTTTTCATATCAGAAAGATGAATTGAATCCAAAATCATCACCGTAACTTACAAGCGCATCATCAGCTGCTGTTATCTTATAAATTTGCGATCCAAGTAGATGATTTGTTATTCTTGTTCCATAAGAACCTCTTGTAACATTCAATTTGTTTCCTGTTTTACTAGTTACAAATAATGTCTCATTGTCTATGGAAATGTATGATTTAACTGGAATATTTGTAGCATCGGATACTTCAAAGACTGCATCTGAAATTTGAATATCTGTCTCTAGAACCGCAACAGTTTGATTTGCGAGTGAAGTAGTTGCTTTTGGTTCTGAAGTATAAGTAACATCTCTGTTTGTAGAATTTGCACCTCCAGAAAGATATCCAATAGAAACTTTTTTGATGATATCTTTTTCGACACCAGTTGCAATTGGGCCAAACAGATAAGTTTTTGCATTGAACTTTAAAGTATAAATTAATGCTCTTCGAGTTGAAAAATCTCCCTCATAGTCATCTTCCATTGTAATACCTTCAAGGGTTATTGGAATATCTCTTTTTTCTCCAATAGTATCAAGTAAATCAACCGTAAGAGTATATGATGGTTGAAAATAAGGAACAATTTGTTCAATAATTTGCAACATATCATCATTTAATTTTGTCATTATACTCATTTCAAATTGCATGGTGTATGGAACAGGCATGTATGCCTTTCTTAAATCACCTTCAGAAGTTTTTGAAATAAATGTTTGAGTTGTTTGTAGTTTTCTAGAAACGTCATAAAATAATCCGTTAAATTCAAATGACATTCTTGGCAATGTAATTTGAACTGGATTGTTTAAATCATCTGGAGACTCTCTAAGTCTTGATAAAAACTTTTGAGTGGGACCATATGCTAAAGGAACCTTAACAACTTCGACAACATTACCACTATTGTCTGTTTTCTTTATCTGTATATTATTAAATAAGGTTCCAAAAGTTACAATAGTTCTTCTTAGAGTCTCGTGATAAAAATATTCAAACATAATTCTTAACTTATTATTTACTATTTAACAAATTTATGGTGTTCCAAATGGATTTTTCTCACTGAAATCCAGTATTTCATTAGCTGCAATTTGAATCTCATCATTTGCAGCATAAATATCTGCTCTATTTAGTTCATCCTCTGGGTCTGCAAGATTTTGCAGGGCATCTTCTGAAATAACATATGTTGCCCCAGAATCTTGTCCTATTAAAGTTTCTCCAACAATAAACTCTCCAGTAATATTTGAAACTTCAAGAAATCTTGAAATTGCATTCCAAGATTTTACTCTTGCTAATGTACTACTAATACTTCCTACAATAACTTCATTATATTCATATTTTCCAGATCCAATTAATACTGGCGATCCTATCGCAATAGTTGGTATTGCACTGTATCCCAATCCTGCATTAATAATCCTAATTTCACGTACAGATCCATTTTCAATAATGGCTCTAGCTTGTGCGGATACTGAAGATATTCCTGTAAAAGTTACAGATGGTGCATTTGCGTATCCAGATCCCCCACTAGTAACTGTAATAACACCTACAATTCCATCTCCTATAGTAGATGTTGCAGCAGCTCCAACTCCACTGTCACTGTAGAATGCAATACCTGGAGCAACTGTATATCCAGATCCTACATTAATCATTTCTATTCCCTGAACTCTTCCAAGAGTTTCGTCAACCTCACAGAAATCAACAATACCATAAAGCCGAGTTGCAATTCCAGATGCTGTTCTGCCTCCTGTAGGAGCAGATGAGAATCCAATAGTTGGAACTGAAGAGTAACCACTTCCTCTATTTGTCACTGTTGCAAATCTGATACCACCATTGACAATGCTTGTTATTGCAGTTGCAGTCGAACCAATGCCAATCATTTTAAGAGTTCTAATACTTGCAATATCTTCAGTATTATCGTCTATTTCTTGAATTCCAGTATCAATTACTTCATCTCCATATCTAAAGAGTTCGCACTGTAATTCATAGACATAATTTTTTTGAAGTTGATAAAAAGGTTTTTCATGCTCAACATATTTAATTTCAAAAATTCTATCTCCAAGAGGAAACCATATCAAATCTCCTTCTTTTGGTCTCTTAGATGTTTTAATATTTGGTAAACCAGAAATCAAAGGAGTTATATAAGTTTCAAATCTTTCTTTAGATATTATAAGAGTTAGGTCATCAAGTTCTTGAATTCCAAATTTAGATAAAATAGTACCTTGTCCGCCATATCCGTTAAAATTATCTACATATGCTTCTAAAGGATATGCATTTTTAAACTCAGATTCTATAACTTCTCTTATTACAGTTCTTTCTGTAATAAATTGTCTTGGTATGTAATAAACTTCAACTCCATACATTCTAAGTTGTTCATTAATAAGATCTTGTACTAGGTTCTGCTCACCCTTTGAACCCTGAAGAAAGAATGGATTTAACATATTATTATCCGATCATGTCTAGAGGTGGAAGTTCGTATGTTGATGACATCTTATCCATGATGACATCAATTTCTCTTTGTCCATCGTCAAACAATTGTCTTCCATTCAATTCAACTCCACCAGGAAGTTTAACTCCCTGAAATTTAATAAGATTTTGTCCCCATTGTCTTTTAATTAATGCGGTTAAATATGGTTTTAAAAATGAATCATTCCAAACTCTAGAATAATCTCCAGGATCCATCATTCTATAACAGTCTATAATAATATAATGACCAACTTGTAAACTAGACCAATCAATATCAAGATATAATCTATCCTGCCTCTTATTAAAACGTATTTGCTTCTGTGTAGTTAATAACCAATCAATATCTTCAAGATATCTTTTTACCATTGAATATGAAAGTAATTCAGTCGAACCCCAATAGTAAATATCATTTAAGAACAATTGATATTTAATACCAAACATTCCACTTGATACTGAATTAGATCCTTCAAAATGAAATATTTTATTTACTCCTATTACATGAGAAGGAACTTGTAAATAATTACTATTTTCGTAGTAATTGAAAGTTACTGTTGTTGTACCTATACCAGCACTAGCTGATGTTGATGCTATGCCAACCCCAGTGATTCCTTTTGCCCTACCTCTATCAATATCTTCTTGTCTGACTTGATATTTTAAATATGTTTGATAAACCCCATCAAAATGTCTTTCTTGAAAGAGTTGTAGGGCATCATCGACAAGATCGTCAATTTGCTCATCAGCAATATTAATCTCTAATACTGGAGCTCCCAATTTTCTTAAACAATAATCGACAAGTTCTTGTCTTGAAGATGGTTGTGCCATGTTACAACTTGATTATAGGACTACAATTTAAAAATCAATATACTATCTATATTATTTCAATAGGTTCCTTAGGAGAGATTTAATTTCATCCAAGTCATCCTTAAGATTTGTAATATTAGAC